GCCTTTTTAATTCGTACTGTTTTGCTATTCCAGAGTTTTTCCGAAAAGACAATTTGTAAAGGATTAAAAATTGTTAAACGGAATATTGGAACGGCTCATATGCCTAATTGCTTATTCTCCACAATCCAATAAGGAAGTGTTCCGCGCTTCTGCGCCTTCTTGATGCGATCTTGATTTTCTTTCATCCACCTCGTAAATCCACTTGGCAGTTCCGTAATCTCGTTTTCCGCATCTTCCCACCAATCCTTGCCTGTGCCTTCGTTAGCGATAATCGGGACAGCGTAACAGCGGCAATTCGGGTGCCACCCGATGAATTTGAAAGACTTCGGATATTTCCCCTCCATTGCGTCGCATATTTCCAGCGGGGCTCGGCCTTTCTTGAATCGCGGGTACCAGAATTTCGCCAGCCACGCAGCATGGGATTTGGAAGTCTTGACCTCGTACCCGACGATGAAGTCGAGCTGCTGCCAGCGTATACTGTCAGCTTCACGATAAGCGCTGTTTATTTCGGTGCGGGCCATGCGCATAGCGTTCTGATAGGACGAACGGTATACGCCTTGTCCAGGGTGATAAGCCTGTGCCGCTTTCGATAGGGTGAGATTGCCGAATGCATCTCGGACTCGCCGAAACAGTCTGTCCGGTTCATTCAGATACATGCGTACATCTCTGCTTATATTGGACGCACTTCGCCCCTCGCTGATGCCGACCGACAGCGACAACTCGACGTGTCGTTTGAATTGCTTGGCGACGCTCCAAACTCTTTCGGACAACGTGTGACCATAAGTCGTTCTGCGCTGGAATGCTTCGAGCGTATCGAGATTATGAAGCATCCACCCTTTTTTCGGATCGTCGAACAGTTGTTTTACCCATGAATCGTTTTTATCGTTGGAAAAAGCCCATTCCGCAGTGATTCCGGCTGTAATTATGGTAGTTAATTTGTCTTGGAACGAAACCAATGAGGCTTTGGCTTGTTTATGACGGCCTTTGTTAGATGAAAAGGCGAATAATCGCCCCGTCTCGGGTTGATAATTATATCCTACGCCCAAGCGAACCAATTCCTCCGAGGCAACATCATACAAAGCGTCGACCTGTCGGAGGTATTCTTCGACATGCGCTCGATGCTGTTGCTCCCATTGAGTAGCTTTCAAATTTAATCCGGGCATCGTTTCAAATTAGAATGTCGGCTCTACGATATTGCTCATTGACGCCTCTGCTTTTGCCTGCTTTATACGCTTGATTTCGGCGGTTACATCGTCAGCTGTTCCCATCAGTTCGACGCCCTTTTCAAGCGACATCACCCCGTCCTGCACGGCTCGGCCGATGGCAGCCCAGCGGGCGGTGACATCCTCACTGAATGGTTCCGCAAACTCATGCTCGATTCTGAGTGTGGCCAGCTCGGAACGAAGATGAATATGGGTCACATTCATCATAATGGCGAGAATGAGATTTTTCTCCCTATCTACGGCTATATCGTAAATCTCCTTATTGTTTTCCCTCTTAATGTATCCCAAAACCATCGCGCGCTTGATCGCTTCCCCTGACAAAGTCCCCAGTCCTGCCATTTTCTCGGGGGTGAACTCGGGGGTGAAAGTATCGAACAGTATAGACCGTGCAAGATCTTCCTTCTCTCGTTGTTGTGTCTCGGAAGAGGTTGGCGGATTGATGTATTCGAATTTCGAATTGTCGCCGGACATTTGGATCATTTTGCCCGGTTTGTCAGCACGACCTTTCAAGAACTCTACAACGTCGCTTGTAGCAGCTGCAATAGGGTCGGCAAAATAGTTATTTGTGTCGGCAATTTTGCTGTCTATATCTTCCTCGCGGTCTATGCGAGGATTAAGACTGCTCCATGCCTTATCCTGTTTGTAGTAAATAACATTTATTTTTCCCGTCGGGTTAAGCGATGCCGTAACTTCCCAATTAAGCGATCCTCGCTTACACCGGTAGATCGTATCGGGAGTTTGAATGTCGAAATGTTCAACGGTTGATGCCCCCTCTTTAAGGTAGTATCCATACCCGAATGCAATGAGATTGTTATATTGGTCGAATAGTGGCCGCAGGGTGTATCCTTCTGATTTGCATATTACCACGACTTTTACCTGCGGCTGGAAATTCTTATTACGATAAATATGATAAAGTTTCGCACATTCGGTCTCGGCCCCCGCTATGCGCTTTGCCCGACGCATGGAAACGTCAAACCGAATATCATGCAGAAATTGATTGTACGCCTCGAATGCTTCGTCCGATCCCTCGTTGTTCGCCTTTTTCCAGCGTATCGGATTTCCGAGCAGAAAGAACAACTCCACCTCATTGATATACTTCTGCCGTGCACGAGGCAATTTCTCGGTACGGTAAGGCCCTTGACCTTTCCGCATTTTGTCTGCCTTGCGCATAATACAGTGAAGTTCTGGATTATACTCTCGAATTGCCTGTAAAACCTCCGTATCGCGATTCTGCATGAGTGCTTGCACCTGTGTAATGTCTTTGTCCTTGATAAGCGTAAGTAAATCCCGCTCTGCACCGGCTGCGTTCAGATACTTATTGCGTATTGCATTGAGTAGGTTGTCGATGAATCCCATATCCGTATTTTTACCAAATTCCTAAATCCTCTTTGTCTAAATCTTCTCCATTGTCGAAATAGCCCCGCTTTTCGATTATTCCGGTCAGGGCATCTTCTGCGTCGTCATGGTTGTTAAACTCTTGCTGTTTGCGGTATGATTTGACATGAGAAGCAAACTCCGGCCATTTGTGCTCCCATCCTGTTGGAAAATAAACGAGGTTCTGTACTTCATTCGATCGCGTGAAGATGCGCACCCGCTTATTGTCGGTCTGAGTAAAAGGACAAAACGATGTAAAGTTATTCCCCATTATCCGGCATTGTGCTTCAACATTGCGCCCGAACGACCTGCCGCCATTGTTACTCTCGATATGACATATTTCCGTCTTGTTTCGGGATAACATCTCAGCCGTTGCTGGTTCTGTATATTCCATCGGCTTCTGTGTATATAGAATGTCCGTCACAAAATCGCCGATAGGAGTTTCCGTATAGCAGATCGAACATAGATAATCGCTGCCGGTGTCAGCGGTATCCGTATAATTTTTGCGCTTCATAGACGCAGCGTATGGAATGATGTCGTATGTCTTGAACTCTCCATACATCAGTCCTTCCAGTGGCTTGGGGTTCTGCATATACTGCGTCTCGAATACGAAGGAGTTCGATTTCTCGATTTTGTGCAACTCCTCCAATGTATGTTTGAAATCCCATAACGGTTGTTCACGACCGTTTTCATCATGCCAGATACAGGGCATCGAGAGTACTGTCCATTCTTTCGGCTCGATCTCTTGTAAATATCCGCATAGATCGTGTTCATGCAACCTCTGCATAATGATTATGATGGGAGTATTTCTAGAGTTTACGCGGTTGCGGATTGTCGATTCGAAGCGATTATTTACGCGCTCACGGATGGTTTCGGATAGTGCGTCCTCTGGCTTAATAGGGTCGTCAATAACGATAGCTCCCGCAAAGTCGCTTTCCCATGCAGGCATGAAATCGCCCATTTCGCGCCGTTCCCTGTCGGGATCATCCACTTGGCCTGCACCGAACCCCGTAACCTGCCCTGCCGCACTTACCGCATATAGTCCGCCGCCAGCGGAGGTGTACCACTTCTTAGCATTCTTGCTTTCGACGACTACTTCAGGGAAAAGCCGCTGGTAGTAGTCCGATTGTACTATTTCATTTATTTCTTTCGAGTTGTCGAGAACGAGGTCGTCGGAATATGACAGATGGATAAACTTGCTGCGGGGATTTAGCGCTAGCCCATAAGCGACGAAATTTTTCGATACAAGTTCTGTTTTCCCATATCTGGGTGCGATATTGATGATAAGACGCTTTATCTCACCCCGTACTACTTTATCGAGAGCATTGCATATTTTGTGGTGATGATTGCCGACAACAAACCGCATACCCGTTTTATGCTTGAACATATAACGGGTGAAATTCAGCATGCCGGAAAGGCAGAAGGTGCGCTCTATGTCTACATCACGAATAGGAGTGCGTCAATATTCTTCGTTAAGTTTCAACCCATATTGCTTAGCTTCCTCAGGAGAGAGTGTGCGGGGTGGGATTAAATCGGCTCCATCTGCCCCTGTAACCTCCTGACGCTCCACATACCCTCGTTTCTTTCCTCGTGTTTTGAGGGTGAAGATGATTGCCGTTTCGGATGGACGTTCTATCCAGCCAGCAAATCTTTTTTCTCCGTTTTCGTCTTTCTCAATGGCAGGAACTCCCGCTACCAACTTGCGCAAATTACTTTCGGCCAAATCAACAAACCGTTCACGGGAATCTTCGAGGGCTTGTTTGAATTCGGGATCATCATTACACCAAGCATAGACAGTAACCCTTTCCACTCCGATGTGGGCGGCAATATCGGATAAAATGCCGCCGCAAGAATTTGCAATCTTGCGGAATGTCGCAATATTAGGCTTTTTACTCGGAGCACCCATTTTTTATAGTGTAAGGTTTGTGAGGTTATTCCACCCGTTCAACCATATCGGCGAACGTCTCCCCAGGGATGATTTTATCATCCGGGCCGAACCCAAATCGAAGCATGAACGACGATTTTGCCCGATATGACTTGAAATTGATCATTACATAGGATTCGATGTCTTCGGCCTTCTGCTCTGCCTGTTGCCTAATTTGTTCTTTCATCTCTTTAACGGCCGCTTTTCTTTCTTCGAACGGCCGCTGCACTTCCTCGAAATCATCCAGCGTATCGGCCAGCCCTGAGTTCACTTCGTCTTGCATGACGGATATACCATATATGTTCATGTCTGCTTCGGAAAGGCCTGCAGCTTGATAATCTATTTCCGGCACGAGCACTTTCATCTTCTCCATGTCAAACTCACCCATTGCGGAGGGCGAGTTCATGAAAATATTCTGTTCGCGCTCGGTCTTGTCGTCCAACTCTACCGCCTCTACTTTGATCTCATAATTCGTTTCGGGCGTACCATCGTAATTGTTGATGATGTCGAGCGTCTGCACGCGCTTGTGTCCCGACACAAGATAGGATGAACGTCGATTCCATACGATACCTCCCAGATAGCCGACAGTCTTGAAGTTCTTTTTGAGTTTCTTGATGACTTCTGGATCCTCTTTGCGTGGGTTGTAAGGAGCGAATTTGATTTGCGATCGCTTGATTACGACCGTTTCACTCTGATTGTATTTGGGCTGCTGCTTTTTCTGCGTCATAACGGAGTAAGATATTGCGTGACAGAGGAAATACTTTGTAAATCTTTTCGAGGTCTTGCGGATAGTGTTGGCGCAGGTAATCGAATACCTCCGGCAAAAACGTCAGACCTTGCGATTTGTTCTTGTTGTAGGATATGGGCTCAGGCAGTTTCTTTGCCTTGATGTAGGCCATGACGTCCGATTTCTTCCACTTGGATAGAGGATAGATCTTGTTCGTATTGCTTATGGCTTCATTTTCATATCCGCGCAACATAAGACAGCGATTCATTCCGTCCGACTGTTTCATACCGTAGAAAGAGTAAGATATTCCCGTTTTCATCCGAACGGATTCATCAAGGTCTTTCAACGATAACAGCTTTACATTGGGATTAGGAATGCAGTATAGCCCGCAACGGAGAACGCGCGTCAATGTCCAATGGGGGATTTGCAGAATGGTAACGTTGGAATAACGGGCTTTGATGGCTCGCAGGTAGTTGTCGATGTGGTCGAGACCTTTGACGAAATACATGAACACGCAAACGATCTCTTTGAAGTGCGGCGCCATCAGGTCGAGCAATACCTCGCTGTCTTTGCCGCAAGAATAAAAAAGGATTGCTCTATCCGTTTTTTGACGGACAGAGGCAATCACTTCGTTTGCATGGTCTATCGGGGTCATGATTAACCTGTTGCCATGCCAAAGGCGGCGCGAATGTCGCGTGCACGACCGCCTACTGTACGATAACGAACACGGCTAACGCCGGTCGTCCGATTGATTCGATTTCTTACTGAATTTCGAGTGCAGCTTGAATTTTAGAAGTTTGACAATATGATTTAACC